AAAAATACTTCTCATGCCCTGGAGAAGAGATTCAGCACATGAGGCAGAAACACTTGCTGATTTCCCATCCAGTGAAATTGTATTTTGTCATTCTGAGGTTAAAGGAATATATTTGAATTCAAAAGTCAAAAATATGCATGGTAATGAAAGTAATATTTATGATAAGTATACAAGAGTCTATAGCGGACATATTCATTATCGCCAAGAAAAGAATAAACTTTTAATGGTTGGAGTTCCCTATCAATTGACCAGATCTGATATGAATAACTCTAAAGGATTTGACCTTGTAGATTTAGAAACGATGGAAGAAACTTTTTATGAAAATGATTCTTCCCCTAAATTCTTAAGATACAATATAAAAATGTTATATGATATGAATCTAGGAGCTTTTAAAGAGCAGATCAAAAACAATTTTGTAGATTTATACGTTCCTTCAGATATCGCGTCAAATGCTTCTCTTTCGAATCTTATTAATAAAGTACAGAAGATTGGAAGAAGAATAGAGCCTAATATCTACCAAGAAGAGAACTTTATTGATAAAGACCTTTATGATTTAGATGAAATAGATGAAATGCAAAAAAATTACAGTGTTTTAGGTCTATGCGAAAAGTATGTAGATTCCTCAACATACGACTCAGATACTAAGAAAAAAATACTAGAAAAAATAGCAAATATTTACAATAACTGTACCAACAATTACGACATAGAACATGAAAATCAATAGTATTGAATTTAAGAATTTTGCAAGTTACGGTAATTCTATTCAAAAAATAGAATTCAAAGATGAAGCTGAACTTTATTTAACTTTAGGCAAAAATGGAAACGGAAAGACAACTATAGCAAATAGCATCATATATGCTCTTTATGGAAAAGTAGAAGGTGTAAAACTTTCAGATTTGCCTAATAGAATTAATAAAGAATTGTGGGTAAAAATCAATCTACAATGTAAAGATATAAATGTAGTAATAGAGAGAGGTCTTTCACCAGGAAAATTTAAAGTCATGATGAATGGCGTTGAATTTGATAAAGCAGGAAAAAGATCAGTTCAAGAATATTTAGAAGAAGAAATATTTGGTATACCTTACCATGTATTTAAGAACATAATCATATTAAGTATAAATGATTTTAAGTCTTTTTTAACAATGTCATCAAGTGATAAAAAACAAATTATTGATAAGATGTTTGGTTTTTCTATTCTAAATGATATGTTCAAAAATGTTAAAGAAGATAGAAAGCAAATAAAAATGGAAGTAGATTCTTATGAATCTGAACTTAATCAAATACTAGAATCTATTTCTTCTGTAAAATATAAACTTAATAATTTAGTAGAAGAGTCTAATAAAAAAGATAAAGAAAAAATACAAGAACTTAAAGAAACTTTGCTATCTTATGGAGAAGACATTCAATCTTTAAACAGCGCAAAATCTTCAATTAATGGAAAATTAGAAGAATTTGAAAAACTTTCTATCAGTAAAACAAAAGAACAAAACGATATTGTTAGAGAAAATAGATATTTAGATGAAAAGATAGAATTGTATAAGAAAGGCTCATGTCCAACCTGTGAAACAGCGTTAGATAGTTCTTTTCATACTGCTAAATTTGCAGAATTTGAAATATCTAAGTCTTCTAATGAAAAATCTATAGAAAGTTTAAAAGTTTCCATTAAAGATACAAATTCAAAGTTAGATGATTTAAAAGAAAAAAGAAAAAAGGTAGATAGCAGGGTAAATAATTTAAAGTACTCAATTAAAGATATTAAAGATGAGTTGATTAAAATTAAAAATGCAACTACTAATTCTGAGCAATTTGAACATCTTAAGCAAATTATCAAAGAATTTGAAAAGACAGAAAAAGAAAAAAGTGATAAGAAAAACGAAGTAGCAAAACAAGATGCTTTCATGTCTATTTTAGAAGAAATCTTAGGAGATAATGGAGTGAAAAACTTAGCAGTTAAAACTATTCTGCCAGGTTTAAATGCAAACATCGCAATGATGACTCAAACAATGCACCTTCAATTTCACATTAGATTCGACGAGAAATTTAATTGTATTGTAAATCACTTAGGAGAAGACATTAACCCGTTAACTCTCTCAACTGGAGAGAGAAAGAAAGCTGACTTTATAGTTATTATAGCGATAATTAAGATATTGAAGCTAAGGTTCCCTCAGTTAAATCTTATGTTCTTAGATGAGTTACTTAGTTCAGTAGATCAGGACGGAGTCTATAATATTCTTAAAATATTAAATGAGGTTATTAAAGAGAATGGATTGAATACTTTTGTAATTAACCACACTGAATTACCACATGAAATATTTGACCAAAAAATACAAATATATAGAGAAAACGGCTTCTCTAAATTTACAATAGAGAAGATCGATTAAAAGATAATATGGCAACTTATAACTTAAGATTCAATAAAGACGACAGTGTTGTAAGGCATTTAATCGTAGGTTTGTTAGCAGACTTAAATAAAAAGGTAACTTTTTGGAGACAACTTGATAATGAAACAAGGTCTTTAGTTGATGTTCCATTTTATTATTCTATAACTGGAGATGAAAACTTCTTGAAAGATAGTTTCTTATTTTCAACAGCAAATGGCTTAGATTGTGCACCAGAACCAGAAAAGGCAGATGGTAATTACGATCCAGTCCCAAGAGGAGTAATTAATATGAGCTCTCTGTCAATAGATGCTGGAAAGTTAGTTAATAAAAGAAATAGAGGTAACTTTTCTAAGATGAGCGATCAGGGAACATTAGAAGGGTATCAAGCTGAATTTGAACTTATTCCAATTACTATCGGAGTAGATGTTGAAATATTACTTTCAAGCCAACTAGATATTTTTAAATGCAGTGAAGAAATTATCAAAAGACTTTATAAGTCAAATCAATATAATGTTGAAGTAGGACATTTAGATGAGGGTCTTTATAGAATGGCAGCTTATTATGCTATGCCAGATGAATATTCTAATGAAAGACCTGTTGAATTTGGATTTGACGATAAAGGAAATTATAAGATAACATTTGGTTTAGAAATAAACTCATTTATGCCTTCGATAGACTTTAAAACAGAACAACATGCAGGTAATAGAGTGTTTGGTTTTACTAGTGGATTAACCGACGGTAACCAAATAGACGAAACACAAACAAATGAATAAATTTAAAAGATATATAAAAAAAATAAAATAATATTAAAATGGCAAAAGTTACACAAAACATTATCTCGCCTATTCACGTAAATGAAGACGGATCAACTTACATCTCTTTAGATGGAAAGGCGTTTTTAGTAAAAGAAAACGAGATTACAGAAGCAGAAATTACAAAGGCACCAAATGAGTTCAAAAACTTAGTTATAGCCCTTGACAAATTTAAAGTTACAAATGAAGGAGTTGCATGGTATCATGGAATCTCTAGATTTAGATACACTAAAGAAGATAATAAATTCTTTATTTCTAATTCAGAAGTTTTAAGTGAAAGTTTCAAAAACCACTTATTAGCAACAGGACTTGTAAGTTATTCTTTAAATCCAATGATTGACTTATTTGAAAATGCAGCTAAAAATCACGATAAATTTGTATCACTTGATTTTGCTACTAAAGTTTCAGTAGGCACGATTAAATGCTATGTTATGGAACAAAATGGAGATTTCTTCGTATATAAAATTAACGAAGCAAATAAAATCTATAAATTCGAAAAGATGACAGCTGGTGAATGTTTTGATTATGTTAAAGAACAAACAGGTCATCAATTAGTAATGGCTTCAGAATTACTTGAAGGTGATAGAGCTCAAGCAGCTGAAACTCACAAGAAAGTAGAGATTTTAGAGCAAATGATAGCATTCTTAAAAGACCAAAGAGGAATTATTGCAGAAGCTGATAAATCTATCGAAGAGATAAAAGAAGCTGATACTTTAATTAATTCAGAAATCAAAAGATTAGAAGAAGAAATTTCTAAAATAAAAGAAGGAAACGAGGGAGAAGGAAACGAACCAGAAGAATTAGAAGATGAAACTAAAGAAGTTGATTCTGACGAGGCTAGAGAAGCAGAAGGAGAAGAAGCAGATAAAGAAGTACCTGAAGACGAAGGAGAAGAAGGTGCAAAAGAAGTAGCTGAAAAAGAAGAAGCTGAAGTTGAAGAATCTGAAGAAGAGGAAGTTGAAGAAGCTATGGAATCTGAAGAAGAGGAAGTTGAAGAAGCTATGGAATCCGAAGAAGAGGAAGTTGAAGAAGCTATGGAATCTGAAGAAGAGGAAGTTGAAGAAACTGAAGAAGTTGAAGAAACTGAAGACGAAGAAGTAGCTGAAAAAAAAACTAACGAGGCAGAATTAGAAGAAGACCACGTTGACAGAGCTGATGGTTATGTACCAGGAACTCTTAAATACGGAATTGAAAATCATGCTGAAGGAACTGCAATCAAAGTAGACGCAGAAGGTTACACAACATCAGGGCAAGATGAATCTATTACTGTTTTTATTGGAGATTCTCCGGTAAAAGTTACTAAAAGAGAAATAGTTTTAGCAGATACTGAAACAATTTAAAAAAATAGTCTATAATATACAGATGAAAAATGTAAATAATTTTGAAGGTTTTATAAATGAAAATTTTGACCAAGCATTTAATATTCGAACATTAAAGGGTATTCGATTCACCTTACCACGATGGGAGCACGTAGATGATATGTTTAAAAAAGGAGATGAATTTGAAATTGCCTTTAATGACATGGCTGATACTGAAAAAATTTGGAAGGATATTAACAAAGCCCAAAAAGAACATAAATCTGTTAAGGCAATGGATATTGGTTGGATGTCAAATGAATTTCACGAAAATATTATTTCAGTTAAAGATGGAAATTACCCAGGTTTGACATATCTTTTTAAAGCATTAGATAAACATTATGGTAAATTCGGCGCAGCGATGGGTTGGAGATAAACACAACATAAACTTACTACAAAGGGCTAAATGAAACATTTGGCCCTTTTTTGATATAACAGATTAAATACACTAAAATGACACAATGCCCAGAAAAAAGAATTATTTAAACAACAAGGACCTTAGAGAGCAAATTATTATTTCTCTAGAGAACGATGAATTAACAAGAGAAGCACAAAAGATGCTACAATTATTAGCTGAAAAGGCTATTAATAAACTAAGGTACGCTAATGAAGATGACAGAAAAGACTGTCTACAATTCGCATTATTAGACCTTTTAAAGTATTGGAGAGGTTACAAGCCAAAATATCCTAATGCGTTTGCATACTACACTGAGATAGCAAAAAGAGGTTATGCAAAAGGCTGGAATAAATTACACCCACATAAATATAAAGGAACTCTTTCAATGGATAGAATCAATTCAAGCGATAGCGATTCAGGAAATTCTGGAATGTTCAACATCTAAAATGTCTATTAAAAACAATAAGCCTTCTGGCAATTCTAACTGGAATCAGGGTTACTATAACCCTGTTTACCCAAATAAATATGTTGGTAAAGGCCCTATTATCTACAGAAGTTCATGGGAACTAAAATTCATGAAGATGTGTGATAATAGAGAAGATATTGTTTTTTGGTCAAGTGAACCAGTAGAAATAAAATATTGGAGTTCCTTAGATAATAAAGAACATTCATATTTCCCAGACTTTTATATAAAAGTTAAAAAGAATGAAGGCTTCGAAGAAACTTTAATAGAAATTAAACCAGAAGAGCAAATAAAAAAGCCACAACCCCCTACAAAAAATAGCCAGCAAGCACTTAAGAATTATAAGTTTTTGGCAGAGCAGTTTATAAAAAATAGAGATAAATATAAATATGCAAAAGAATGGGCCAAATCAAGAGGTTGGAGATTTGTAGTTATGACAGAAAAAAGTCTTAAATAATGGGTCAGGTTAAAAGCGACATACAAAAATTAATTAAAGAACAGGGAAGCTTATCAGCAGCAAGGTCTTTTTCTGAGAAATGGTTTGAAAAAGGCAGAAACGCAGTTAATGAAAAAGGCACAAGTTTTACTTCTAAAAGGTTCTTTCCTGGAAAGATATATGTTTTTAGATATTCACCCATCTCTAAAACACTTCCATGGTACGATAAAAACCCAGTAGTTTTAGCATTAGATCCGAGTGGAGCAAATGATGTTGGAATTAACTTGAACCTTTTACCAAATACAGTCAAAGAGGATTTATTAGATAAAGTATATGGTATGTTTGCTGCTGAGATAAAAAATAACACAATGGGTGGAGCTGCTAATAATGTTAAAAAACAGAAACACCTATCTATGACTTGGGAAAATATGAAAGGTTTTTTAAAAGGACCCGGATATGATTTTGCACTAAGACAATATATAATTGGTGGTAAATCAGGCCAGGCAGTTGTTAGTTATGAAAATTGGGCAAAAATAGTATTGTGTGATTTTGCAGATTTACAGGGAACCTCTTATGCTGAATTGGAAAGGTTATTTAAAAAGAGATAGAATAAAAAGAATATATAAACTGAAAAAGTATTAAAAATTATGGCAGGTTTTGCAGATAAGGACCCAAGAAATGGACCTTGGAGTACCAATACTAGACCTTTTAGTCTAAGTAACACACTGAAAAGATTATCCTCATTTGGAATGAGATATGATGATCTGATTCTTAGACAATCACAGGCAATTGGTCCTCTTGAAGATAAATTTGGGTATGGCGATATCAACCCAATGGGGATTGATAATGACGACATGTATGCAGCATTCGCTGCCTTATCTATGGCTGATACTACAATGAGGAAAAACATTCCTTTTTTCGATCAGCAATATGAGGTAAAAAGAGAAGAACTTAGAAGATTTTCAGTAAATGATGAAATAGAAGATATTTTAGATATTTTATGCGATGAAACTATTGTCTATGATAATAAGAATTTCTTTGGTTCTCCTGAGATATTAGGAGTTGAAGTTTCTGATGGTATTCAAAAAGACCTTAACAGATATTTTAGACAAATATATCACGCATTTGGTTTTAATTCAGATCAATCAGCATGGTACTATTTTAGAAAATGGTTAATTGATGGTTATCTTGCATTTGAAATTATTTATTCACCAGATCAGACTGAGATTATAGGTTTTAAAGAACTAGACCCTATTACACTTATACCTGGATATAATAAAGAAGATGGTAAAAAAGTATGGATTCAGTTTAAAGACGATCCAGTAAAAGAGAGAACTCTTTATGATTCTCAAATCATTTATCTTTCGTATTCTTCAATTACAACTGCATCTAGAGTAAGTTATGTTGAAAGATTAACCAGATCATTTAACCTATTAAGAATTATGGAACACACCAGAGTAATTTGGGCTGTAACTAATAGTTCTTTCAGAATGAAATTTGTAATACCTGTAGGTGGTAAGTCTAAAACGAGAGCAAAACAGTCTCTTGCACAACTTATGAATTCATATAAAGAGGTTGTTGACTTTGATTGGGAATCAGCTTCAATGCAGACGAATGGTCAGCCAATGTTACAATTTAATAAAGAGTATTGGTTACCAAGTAAAGATGGTGATAGTCCAGAAATTGAAACACTTGATAGTTCAGGACCAGATCTTTCAGATACCGAAGCACTTAAATATTTCTCAGATAAACTGAAGCATGTATCTAAAATACCTTATTCAAGATTCTTATATGAAGATGGAGGAGGAGACTTTAACATGGCAGCAGATGGTATGATTAGAGATGAAATCAAATTCAGCAAATTTGTAAAAAGACTAAGATCTGCTTTCCAAGAAATTCTTGTTAAGCCACTCTATTTACAGATGTGTATTAAATATAAAGACCTTTCTGAAGACCCTCAATTTAAAACACAGGTAGCATTAAGATACTATAAAGATAATGATTTCGCAGCATTGAAAGAAATGGAAATCATGGAAAGAAGATTAGACTTCGTTTCAACAATGAGAGACAGTTTAATGACAACAAATCAAGAAACTATGGAAGAAGAA